ATTTCATCTTGCTGAAGCTCCTCGTTACGGACTCCCACTGGTCTAGGTCGATTTCGACTGTATTCCACGCATGGCCGCAGTTTTCGCATAGTCTGCGGCGGATAATGTTGTCTTCGCATGATGTGCTGCGATAGATTTTGATTTTCTCGCTTCCGCACGTCGGGCACTTCACTTGGCATCCCTCCACTCGTTTGTGTGATACGGGATGCGCTTGATTTTCCGGTTCTCTTGCTCCATACGCTCGTTTTCGGCGCTTACACCAATTGCGGCTAAAATCAAAGCCACAAGAAATACAGCCAGAGCAAGGAACGTGTATCCAAGCATCTCCCATCCGTCCGTCGCGTTCTCAATGGCGTTCCCGCACCCAAGAGCTACGATAGCAAGCGAAATGCTCATACAGCACAGCACCGTGCCTTTAACTGTTTTCATCTCTCTTCACCTCTTTCAAAATAATGTCGAATCCGTTCGGCTTTTTCTCGTTGATAACTATTTTTGCATTCAACGCCTTTGCAATTTTTAGAAGCGTATCGACCCGAACGGAACTTTTCTGCTTCTTTCGCTTGCCCAAGATGCTGTAAATCGTCGGCCTTGATACTCCCGATCTCCGGTTAAGGTCGTTGATGTTGAAGTACCTGGCCCTCATTGCATCTTCCAGCGTCATGCCTTTTTACCAACACTGAAAATCCAGATGGTTGCCATGAGAGCGCCAACACCAATGATGTACCATGTCGCCTTAGCTCCGACCAAAAGCTCGATGTGATGCACCAGCCAGAAGTTCAGCAGAAACGCTGCGAGAATCAACGCTAAGACAACGCCCCAGATCAGGACGATTTCCACGAGTGCTTTCATCTTTCTCCTTTCGCTTGTTGATGTGTTCCAGCCGTTCCTTTTCCCGGCTGTTCCAACGGATTTCACGCTGACCGTAATATTTACCGTTCATCGGGCGGCTCCACCTTCCCCTGACTAAGCAACGTGCTGTAATGTCCATAGTTCATTCCGAGCGACTTTGCCTTGTCGTTTATTTGCTTGATGCTATATCTAGGTGGAATCGGCCTTTGCTTTTCTGGCAGCTTGAATTGATATCCAGCCGGTGCGTATGACCTTTCGGCCTTTCTGGCACAATCTTTGTGGTACTTCTGGTCTGGTGTTTTCTTCACCATCGCCTTGCCGCACCACGCACAAAGACCCATCACTCGTTCGGTCTTGCCCTTCCGACGTCTCCATTTCGCTTGCTGTTCAAGCTGGACGTTGTGTGCGCATACGACACAATACTTCTGGTTTGCGTTCGGAGATTCAAGAAGCGCTCCACAGCGAACGCAGAATTTATTCATCGCGTTCACCGTCTTTCTCTCTGGCTTCCCGATTGCGCCGTTCAAAACACTGGTTCAGCATCTTTTCCATCCACAGCACCTTGTTGGCTTCGTTCCGGGACACGCCCGCTGCCATTGCCAGCTTTAGCCGCCGCTTGCGACTTGGCGCTTTGTAAAAATACGTCACCAACATTCACCAGCCTTTTTGATGATGAAAGCGGGAACGTCCCTGTCGGTAGCCCGGCACAGGCATACGCACTTAGCAATCCAAATGTTCCAATCTGGTGCATAAAATGCGCAATCAAAATTCTTTGACTCTACTTCTCCGTATGCCCTAATGCGAGTAGTAATATAGTTGTACGAGCCAAACCATTCGATACTGTACCCGTCCAAGCACAACTGCTCCATAATCCTCATCGCCAGACACTTTGCCTCGGCAGTCTCCTCTTCTGTCCACTTCAGCTTGTCCGTTTCGTAGGCCTCAACCGCTTTGTCAATGGCGTAGTGCGCTTCTTCTGGGTATTCAAGGTCAACCTTTAAGGTGATAATCTGTTCCATGTTTACCCATCCGCTTTCTGGTTCTTCTTTGCTTTCAAGAAGAGATTTACAAAGTAGACTTGGCCGCGACCGGAAATCTTAGGAGTGCGGTTAATGGAAATGTGGTCGCTGTGTTGAATCGTGGTCTCTTTGATTTCAAACAGCCCCATTTCCATACTCCGCTGCGTCGGCAAGTTGTAATCGCTACGTTTCTGGTCTTTAATGAGATAGCCGTTCTGGCGCAGCCAGTCGAACAAACGGTTCTGGCCGATGTTAATGCCATTTTGCGAAAGCAGCTTTGCAAGCTCACCAACGAGAATGGATTTTTTGCTTGCTGAAACTGCGTCAGCAAAAAGCACTTTCGGCCTCATGGTTTCAATCTGCTTGTCTTTCTCTTCCAGCTCCTCATGCGCTGCGATCAGTGCGGTTGCGAGGAGCTGTGAGCGGGTAAGCTTCGGCTGCTCAGCTAGCTTCTTTTCCATCTCGTTGAACGCTGCAATGTACTTGAGCTTCCACTCAAGAGCAGCCTTTCCGGTAAAGCCCATAGCCAACAGGGTGAAGCCGTCACGGTTCATGAGATAAACCCTCTGTTCCCTTCCGTAGCTGTCTGCTTCGGTGCTTTCAAAAAACATCTGCGCAAAATTGCGCACATCTTCTTTTAGGTTGTCCACCGCCCTGAGAACGTCACGGTGGTTCTTATCGAAGTTCTCTGCAATCTGACGGCTTGAAACCACAGGCTTGCCATTTCGCATGGATAAGATAATGTCGTTCATTTTCCCTCTCTTTCATTCAACAGCTCTTCCAGAGCTTCTTTCACCTTAGCTTCCGCATTTTTAGGCTCACGCTTACCGTTTAGGATTTTTCCCAAGTATTCCGGTGCGCATCCCATTTTTGCAGCAAGCTCTCTGATTTCGATATTGTGAACATGAAGCGTTCCTACAACATCGCCTGTCCACTTAGGAAGCAAATTTTTTTCTCCTTTCTTGTTCTAGTACTTGAACTTTTTGAAAGAATATGATAATATTATGGTGTCAAGCAAAAACATTATCGAACGTTCTTCTATTTGTTCAAAGTCTTTAATTTGTTCTACTGATTGAACCCTGTAGCCCTATTAAAGCACAAGCAGTAGAACTTTTCAAGTGTTTTTGTTCAAGTGGTAGAACTTTGTCATCTTGTACAAACACTGGAGGTATGTTTTGTGTTTTTTGACAATTTCGTAAGGCTATGTGAACAAAAGGGAGTAAAGCCGTCTCGCGCTTTGACTGAAGCTGGCGTTCCAAAATCTGCTTATAGTTATTGGAGAACCGAAGCAAGTGCAGGGAACGATGCAAAGCCGACCAATCAAAACGCCGTTAAGCTGGCACAGTATTTCAATGTTACAGTTGACTACCTTCTTACTGGCGGCCAAAAAGAAAACCCGCCCCAGCAGCCGCAAAGTGAAGTCGATGCAGCAGTGGAGCGGATTAGAAGAAAACTTGAATCTATGCCGAAAGAACAGCGCGAAGCTCTGATGAACCTGATCGAAAAGATGTGAGGTAAGCCCATGTATTACCTGTTATGTGGCTGTGCCTTTTGCTTCTGGTTCATGCAAGCCTTGTTAAAAGGCAATGACCGCGTGCTATATGGCAACAGCAGAAAATATCGTTACCGTAAAAACCGAAAAAAGAAGTGGTTCTGACCCGGTAAAATAAAAGACCCCCTTGTGCCGGGCTGGTGTAGCTCTGCGCAAGGGGTTTTCTGTTATTCTAGGTCTAGTGCTTGCTCCGCTGCCGGAATCTTTTCAGGATGTTTCAGCAGCCATGCAATAAATCGGTCAATCTTGGCTCTTTCCTGTTCACTCATTGTGGCATATCCTCCCGATCGATAAGTACGGATGTTCATTTGATATGATTATACACCTTTCAGTTGTGCAGTCAATACAATTTTAACAACTTTGTTAAAATTAAATGATTTTTCCATCCATTACTTTACATCGGGGAAGCCAAAAATTGCAATGAGTGTCCAATAAAGCCACGATGGTATTTGCTTATTATTTATTTTGCAATACGTCCTTGAGCATGGAACGAAAGGGATTTTCGGGCAGCTTGTCCAGAACATCTGCTTTGACGAGCGCGTTTGTGCTGATGCTGTGCGAAACATTGTTTAGCTGTACAATGGCATCGTCCAAGTCTTTTACGGTTGCTCCACGCCGTTCCATTGACTGGAGGAAAGTTTTCACTTCTTCAAGAACGACAGGGTTATCGGCTTTATAGAATCCATTCGTAAAGTCCATCTTCTTCTCCTTTCACAGTTCCACAAGCTGCCCGTCAATGCGTTCGATGTTGTCTGCCGGGTCTCGCCCATCGTCCAAAGCGGCTACGGCACGCTCCAGAATGCCTTTTGCTTCGAGGTAAGCATCTTTATCAGCTTCGTACCCAGAAAGGCTCAGGACAAGCTCTAGCGTCCGTCTGCGGGCGTATGGAATAATCAGAGTATTTACGGTTCGTTTCATTAGCTTTCCTCCCACGGTTCAGGTGTGTGTGGTTGCCCATCGGGAATGCTGGCGGGCATTCCGTCGATGATTGGCATACGTTCATGGTTCCAAATTACAGTTTCTTTCATTTTGTGTTTCCTTTCTATTTGGAATTTTTTGACAATACAGTTATACCACATCTCGCTGTTTCAATGAAACAGCGGCTTTTTTCAATTATTGTTTCACATTTTGAACAATATATCAGTTAAATTTCTTTGTTTTTGTATCGTTTTGTCGAAAGAGGGGTATTTATGGATGATTATAGGATACGAGTGGCAAAAGCGTTAGAGATGGCAAGAGCGGAATCCGGGCTTAGCCAACAGAAGCTTGCGGACAAAATGGGTGTAGGCCGGACATCCATTTTTCGTTATGAGCAAGGGGCAATGACCCCAGATGCTCCTACTATCATAAAGTGGTTCGTGTGCTGCGGCGTTGCGGCCAAGCCGTACATAGACGCCTGTTTGCACCCCGGCTTATTGGAAAGCCTGGCTGGCGATGCCAGCACCGAGAGAAAGAGAGATACGCTGATAGAACATATCAAAGACGCCCATCCGCAAGAAATTGACCTGCTGTGCTATCTGATCTATGGCAATCACGGCTCAGATTACCTTGCCGTTTTGTGCGAAATGGTAGCCAACCTTCACACGACTTTGCGTGATCGTGTGTCCGTATGCCGTACCGTCACCGGTCATTATGAAATGGCACAGGCCACCAAAACCGACCCAGACCCAGACGGAACACAGCCCAATATGCAGATTTTATATCAGGCACAAGACTGTGGGGAAGCTTCGGCCATGAAACGAAACGATTCTTATACTATCAACGAAAAAAACATTTTGCGCTGATTGTCGAATTATCGCAGTTTTTGAAGAACATTTTGTCCACGTTTATCCACTTTTTGTACACCTATCGGGCAAATTCACCTTGTCATTCCGTCCCCCATAGACTGTAAATCGACAACATTCGAGCAGAATAAACAACGAATTATCGTCAATCTATTGCCTGTAATTTGTTGGCTTGTCAATCTGTCCCCCATAGCATTGAATTAAAAGTTTTTCATCCACTTTTTGTACACGTTAGGTAAACCTAACCGTTAAGCATTTCAACCTTTCGGATGTTAAACATCTGTTTATTTGGCGATATTTGCTTTGTGTTTTCCACTTTTTAAGAGAGAAAGAAAAGATTTTGTGGAAAATTTTCTTCTTCTGCTATTAGTAGAAGTTATTTTATAATCTTGTTAATAGTCTTGTTTTATATAATGTAAAGAGGTGTACAAAAAATGGATATAGGTGTACAGATTGTGGAAATAGGTGTACGAAATGTGGACAGTTAGGTGTACAAGAAGTGGAAATAGGTGTACACTTGCTATTGATTTGTACACCTATCTGTGATATACTCTTATACGAGAGGAGGCGTGATAAGATTGTCTGATATTAAAGGCGGGAACTTGGTTGAAAAAAGCAGACAGCTTGTTTGGGCAAAGTTCACTGATTATACAGCAGGAGAACTACGGTTACTTGAAGTGTATCTTAGCCGCATCAATCCGAGAGACCCTGAAACTTCAACGGTTCAGTTTACATTACAAGAGTATTGCGAGTTTTTGGGGTTGAAAATCAACTCTAGGAATTTGAAAGCACAGGTCAAGCATTTCATCGACAACTCCGTTGAAGTTCCTAGAGGTGACGGTTCAGGCTCGTTTGATTTGTATCCCCTGTTCAGTAGAGCAACTGTAAACTTTGAACCTAGTTTGATGAATATTACTGTGTCGTTATGTTGTAACCCGCTTCTGCAACCTGTTTTCTTCGACATTGCAGAGCGTGGATATGTCAAGTATCGCTTGCGCTACACAGCGAATATGAAATCGCAGTATAGCATTCTGCTGTATTCAATTCTCCGAGAGTTCATCGGACGTGGCGTGAGCCAGCCCGAAATTACGTTGGATAGATTAAGGGAACAGCTTGGTGCAAGAGAACCTAGCTATCAAGAGTTCAAGCATCTTAGGCGGCGTGTCATTGATATTGCGGTAGCTGAAATAAACGAAGTGTCAGACCTGTGCGTTGAATATGACAAGGTCATGAGAGGTCGCAATGCGGTTGCTGTGAAGTTCAATGTAGCTTTCAAGTCTAATGAGCCAGTCATAGACGTGGAAGCTAACGAGGTTGAAAGCGTAGAGCTAAAAGATGTTCCAAAGAGCCAACGACCTGCCAGAAAGCCCCGCAGCGGCGCATACGAGGATGTGGATTGGGCATCTATTGCGCCGGAGATGTCTAAAAGCCAGTGTATCTTGACCGCAAAGCTGGTGGCAAAGAGATTGCCGGAGAAGTATCCGAACATAAAGCCTAACAAGAAAAAAGAAGCTGTTGTGAACATCATTGAGAATGCATACAGGATTCTTGTCAGCGAGCGACTTGATAGGATTGAAAAAGACCCCGGCGCTTATATGTACTCAATTTTGAAAGAAGCAGACCTTGACGATTATGCTACATTTGATGATAGCTTCTTGAAGGAATCAGATGCAGCACATTGAACAGATAATGCAGAAAGGAGAAAAGAGTATGGTTCCAATGTTTCCGAAAGGCTTTGACAAAGACAAGTGGTACATGACTAAAGATGTTATGCCTGATAAAAGCCTAGAAGGATGGCCGCATGGGCTTTTACTTCGTATCGAAGATGAGAAAACAGGAGAAAAAAGTTTCATAACCGGCGAGTACGATACAATCAACGGCAAATGGTTTGATTCCGATGGTAATGAAATCAAAGAAACTGTAATTGCATGGCACGTCACGCCTGTGTTGTGGGTCGGAGACGAGATAAAAGCAGCATGGCCGTTCTACTAAAAAGAAAGAGTGATAAAATGGCAAAAGTTCCATACTCCGTTCTGAATAAAGCGGAACTCGAACTAAATAAAAATTTTGATAATGAAGTGGTTATGTTTTTTCATCGCGGCGATGGCGTGATAAGTCCGATTCATTTGATTGTTTCTCCGCGTGGATGCAGCGAAAAAGAACCTGATGAAGCCATTAAGGTAGGGCAGATTTTAATCGAAGCTGGCAAAGCGGCAAAAGAATTTAAGTATAACGGATATTTTGTGGATTGGAGCAAATAAAAATGGCAAAAATTATAGCTGTCGCCAACCAGAAGGGCGGCACAGGAAAGACCACCACAAGCACCTGTCTGGCTGGTGCGTTGCAGCTGCTCGGCAAGAAAGTCCTGCTGGTGGACTGCGATGCCCAGTGCAACGCAACGGACACCTACGGCGCACAGACAGAGGACGTATGCACTTTGTTTGATGTGATGACCCGGCAAGGCACGGTCGAAGAAGGAATCCAGCACTGTGAAGCTGGTGACATTCTTCCGTCCGACAGTGCATTGAAGGACATTGATGAACAGCTTGTCCGGGACATGGGCAAGAATTTCAGGTTGCGAGAAGCCCTTGAAAGCGTGTCTGAACAGTACGATTACATTGTGCTGGACACTCCCCCGCAGCTTGGTCTTGCGCTTGTGAACGCGCTGATCGCCGCCAACAGCATCATCGTGCCCATCACAGCAGACCGATACGCACTGGCTGGTTTGAGCCAGCTTTCGCAGACCATCGGCGATGTTCGCAGATACTTTAATCCGACTTTGAAGATTGAAGGTCTGCTTCTGAACCAGTACAAGAGCCGTGAGAACTTGTCCAAAGAGGTTGTGGAGCAGCTCCCTGTGATCGCACAGAGCATGGGGACAACGCTGTTAGACGTGAAGATTAGACCGTCTATGGGCGTTCGTAAGGCTCAGGCAGAGCGTCATAGCCTGTTTAGCGGCGACACGGCAAAGAGTACCAGCGCAGAGGATTTCAAGGCGTTGGCGCAAAAAATTGTAGAGGGGGATAAAAATGAATGATATATACCCGCACCTTGTAGAAATGACGTGCATCGAAGATATAAGACGGGTTTATTTCTTAGATCTTGGTGTTTCATTTAATGAATTGTCGGATGAAGAAAAAGAGCTTGCATATAATTCTCAGCAATACCTCGCTAAAAAATACTGTGAAAAACTGAAAGAAAAGCTTTCCGAGAATCAGTGGGCGCAGTCGAAGCACAAACTTCCAAATGAATCAAACAAATACGTTATTGGATTTAGTGAAGACGAATACGATGTAGAAATCGTAAGATACGAAAGAGGTCTTAAAAAGTGGATAGGCAAAGATGGGAAATTGCACAACATTACACATTGGAAGTCTTTACCGGCTGTACCAGACCTCGAAGATGAAGATTGGGAGGAAGAGGAATGAAATCAACCAGCAAAAAATCCACAGGCTTGCTTGGCGGGTTTGATTTCCAGCCGGTTTTTTTGGAACCGGCATTAAGCCGAAGTGAGCCAAAGGAAGAAGAAGTAAGCCAAGCAAAGCCGAACGAAGCCGAACGAGTGCAGATTAAGCCCAATGAAGCACAGTTAGGCGATATTAAGCCGAAGCAAGCCAAAGACAGCGAAACACAGCCGAACAATGCCGTAGTAAGCAAAAGTAAGCCAAAGAAATTGAAACAGGCGAAAGAAGTTCAGCGTCTTATCGAACAAGGCGATGTGCCAGGCGCACTAGCCGAAGCTGGTTTGACAAAGAAAAAAATCCCGATGCCGGAATCGCATCAGGGCGTTGCAAGTGGTGATGGCAAGCGTTCAAAGCGCATTACCATCCTTATGAGCGAGGAAGAACGCAAGTACATCAACCGTGAAGCACGGCGGCACGGAATGACGATTGGACAGTTCGTATATGCTCTGGCGGTTGCGGCGGCAGAGGGGAAGATTGAACTGGAAGATTTTCTCGAAGATTGAACCAAAAATAAAAAACACGCATTTTCTAACGAATTGACGTTAAAATGCGTGTAGTTTTCGTGCTATTGACATTCATGCTAGCAAGTGTTATACTATTATTGCTAGCCAACAAAGGAGGGATTGAGTTGGCTAAAAGTAGCGCAGAGTATTATCGAAAGCGTCGTGAAACCATAGGTCAGTTCAGTGTTCCAATTCCGAGAGAGAAGCTCGATGCTTTAACGGCAAAGTTAAAGGAACAAGGGAAAACAAAGACCAAATGGCTTAACGAGATGATAGATAAAGAACTTGAGCAATAAAAAATCCCCTAAACTGTTCGTAACTTGGCGGTCTCAGACAGTTTAAGGGATTACACTCCATACAACTATGGATGATAAATCCATTATATCATCTTCATGGTTGTATTACAAACAATATTTTGTGGTAAAGCCAATGAACATTCCGGCAACAAAAGAAGAAATTCTTGAAAATTTCAAGAAAAACAACAATGGCCGTCCGCTCAATAAGGATGATTACGAGGTTGCGGAAGCGTTATCTCGCATCACTTATAAGGCGTATGAGGTCGGCATGGAAGATGCCAAGCAGATGAATATGGAGGATATGATGGATAATAAGAGATGTAACGCACTTCACGTTTTCAAGAGCAAAAGTTTTGGTCAGCTTCGCACGATTGAAGAAAATGGTAAAATTCTTTTCTGTGCTTCTGACGTGGCAAAGGCACTGGGGTACATCAATCCGAGAGATGCAATTTCCCGCCATTGTAGGGGTGTCGTGAAACGCGACGCCCCTACGCAGGGAGGAATCCAAGCAATCGCTTTTATCCCGGAAGGAGACGTCTACCGTCTTATCACCCACAGCAAGTTGCCCGGCGCAGAGAAGTTCGAGAGTTGGGTTTTCGATGACGTTCTTCCGTCTCTCCGAAAGGATGGCTATTACAGCCTTGCCACGCAGGAGAACAAGCCTGATACTCAGAACGATGCAATCTTGCAAGTGCTGATGAAGAACACGGAAGTCCTGCAAGCTATCGTCCAGCAGAACCAGCAGATTATGATCGCGCTTACCAACCTGTCTGTCAACGATGCAAAGCGCACGATGGAGATTCAGCCTTACACTTCCCATCAAGGGCAAAAAGGTGACGGAAAACGTAGCAAGCGAATCACAATCCTTATGAGCGACAGCGAGCGGACGTTTGTTACGAGAGAAGCACGCAAGCACGGATTTACGGCAGGGGAGTACATCTACAACCTGTCCGTTGCAGCATCGAAAGACCAGGTTGACTTAGGCTGAATTGGCGGCTGAATTTTCAGCTCTGATAGTAAATAAAAAGGGGGTGTGCCCAAAATTGGGCAGACCCCCTTTTCTGTTTTACTTATCAGCAATGCAATCCCAGTAGAGATATGCCTTGCCGTCTGCGGCATCTGCGTCCTCAAGGAACGCCTTTGCCATGTCAGCGTAGAAGCCCGGAGTGTCAACGGACTGGCGCTTTGCGACCTGACAATAATCCGAGTACATCATGTTCATGACAGCCCAGAAATCGTTCGGGTCACAGGTGATGTTGCGCTGTTTGGCAACGTCCTGTGTCTGCTCCAGCGTCCAGTGACAGCCCTTTGTACCATCAGCGTTCACCATGCTGTCACACCATTCCTCTGCTTCATCGTGGGTGAGGTGCTGGCGTGGCATCATGATGGAGCGGCTGTCTGCACCGCCACGTTCGTACTGTCCAGACCGCTTATCCCAGTCGCCGTTCTGCGAGAAGCCAATTTGCGGCATTCTGCGCCCATACTCAACGTCAGGGTAGCGGGGGATAGGGTAGGGGTCGATGTAGCGGTTCTCCTCCTGCGGATAGTAGGGATAGCGGTCGCCACCACCTTCCAGCTTGCGCAGACGGCGTTCCATCTCACGTTCCCTGCGGTCACGCTCTTCCTCAAGACGGTCACGTTCCGGCTCACGGTTTTTGTCGTGTTCGCGGAGCATCATCATGCGGCGAAAATTGTTCTTGCCCATAATCTATACCTCCTCAAGAAATGGACGCTGGCGCACCAGCGTGGGAACGGCAGAAGCAGCCAAGATATTTGAACGTGCTGGTGCCGGTCGCAGACGTTACAACGCGGGTAGCATAGCGGGTGCGGGTGTGGATGCTTTCAGCGGTTGCCTGAGCACAGTTGCAGTCGGTCAGGGGGTATGCGGTCGTTCCTGCACCGATGGTAATGACCACAGGGGCGTTGATGGTGGTCGTGTCCGGGATACTCTGGGCAACCACGATGCAATACTTCTCTCCGTTCTGGTATGCGCCAGCAGGGATATTGATGGTCAACGTATCGTTGGCAAACGTGACAGACTGGCTTAAGACCAGATGGGGGCAGAGTTTGCAGCTTGTTTTGCAAGCCATAATGTTTTCCTCCTAAAAAATCAGGGGCAGAGGTGCCTTACCCCTGCCCCGATGGTTCACCCGGTTTTATCGGGGAGTGTGTAGGTTAGCAGCAGCCGCAGCAGTTCACGCCCACGTTGGGGTTTGCCACCTGATAAGCGGGAATCGGACGAGGATTGACCCGGTTCAGGATGGTATCGGTCTGCTGAGACATCACGGTGGTCAGAAGCGCATTCTGGCGATCCTGAGAAGCGGCGAACTTGAGGTTCTGGTTCTCGGCGGTCAGAGTGGCAATCTTGTCCTGCGTGAAGTAGTCCATCATGCTGCGGAAGTTGGCGTTGCAGTTGTCCACGATGGCGCGGGCGTTGTCTGCGATAGCCTGACGGGTAGCGCAGTCCTCCGTTGCGATGGTGTACTTCAGGTCGCCGATGAGCTGCTTGTTCTCGCAGCAGCAAGATGCAAGCTGCGTGGCAAGTGCGGTCTGACCAGCCTGTCGAGCGTTGCCCTCTTGCATGATGGCAAGGCTAATGGCGTTGTCACCATTGGAAACGCTGCGTTCCAGACCGTTTACGAGCTGTGCGTTCTGGTAGCCAAGCTGACAGATGGCGCTGTTCACACCAGCAAAGCCGTTTGCGATGTTAGTGTTGACGCCGTTCATCTGCGCCAGCTGGTCATAGCCAAGAGAGCAGATACCGCTCTGGATGCCTGCCAGAGAACGGGAGGTATCCTGCTGATAAAAACCCTCAGACAGAGCCGCGCGGGTGTCTGCACCACCCTGACCAGTTGCGCCAGTGCCGACCAGGTAGGGGATGTAGGCGTTCATGCCGTTGTCGCCGCCGTTCCGGCCATAGCCGTTTGCGCCCCAGCCGAAGATGATGGCGAGGATGATAACCGCCCACAGACCTTCGTTGCCGAAGAATCCGCCGTTGTTATTGCCGCCGTCCTGCCCAGCCAGATAGCCAGTTGCAAAATCGTCCATAACAAAACTCCTTTCAGTTTTGCGTTATGCTATCCCACCGCCGTATGCGATGGGCGAAGCCAAACAAATGCGGTTTTTGTCAAGTCCGCAAAACTGAGAAGCGTTTCGCTTAGAGGGATGCGTTATCGGGGCAGCGTTAAATTCAGGACGCTTGCCAGCTGGTTCAAATCGATGCCACGTTCTTTGGCGAGGTTCTGTGCCATCGTTCGGAGCTGTGCTTCGTTCTTACCCTGAATCAGGTTCAAGCCCTGCATGATGGGGGCGCTTTGCCCACCCAGCTGCTGGATAAGCCCCATCGGGTTCTGCCCGGCACGAGCCAGATTTGCAAGCTGCATGATGGGGCTGTGAGTAATCATATCAAACGGAGAGGACATTGTTTATTCTCCTTTCTTCGCTGCGGCAGTGGGCTTAGAAAAGCTCTTCTGCCACTTTTCCAGTTCGTCCAGCCGATGCACAAGGGCGTTGTACTGCTCAATAGGCACGTACTGCTGTGTCGGTGCAGCGGTCTGCTGTGCCTGTTGTGCTTGCATCTGCCGCCATGCTTCCGGGCTGTAGAACTCCTGTACATAGGATTCACAGGTGTCCGGGTTGAGCCGCTTGCAATAGATCACACCGCTGCGCAAGTCCGGGCAGTAGGTCGGTCTGCCGTACAGGTCAGACGGTATTGCCAAAAACTCCTCCCTGCTGGAAACAGGTCTACCAAGCAACCAACCGCCATCTTGTGCCGACTGCTGAACAGGCTGTTGCCCATTCATCGGCTGCGGACGCTGCGGTTGTGCCTGTTGCATCTGCATGTTGGGTAGGGGAGTGGCAAGTCCTACCGTGCCCATGCCGCCGTAAGGATTGACAGGCTGCTGCGGAACGTAGGGCGCCCCGGGTGTCGGATAATAGCTCATAATACATCCCTCCTGATGCTCCCAGTGTACCGCATCGGCAAAAAGTGAAGGACAACGAACGCCAAACGAAGGACAAAAAAGAAAAGCGCCCACACGGAAAAATCCGCATGAGCGCTTAACTGTTAAGGGCTTCACATTGGAAGCAAAAATAAAATATCACGTTTTGACTTGCAAGACAAGAGTTTCGACAAAACTAGTGGAAATAAAACAAAAAGACCCCCGATGCTCCAAACGAAGCACCGGGGATTTTATGCCGCCGAAACGACAAAGTCTAAAATCAAGAGAGGAACTGCCCACAGGCAATGCAGCTCTCTACAAAGGCCATAGCCTTTCAAACATCCGCCCTAATGCGCTTCTTTGAGAGGCCGGGTGGATTTGTTGAGATTATTATACCACAATCCGTGCAAAAAGAAAAGCCAGCGGGTAAACGTTCTTCCGCTGGCTCTCTGTACACATTTATCCGAAGTGTGTGTACTCTACTTCAGACGGTACAAATAGTATATCACACATCCAGCATTTTTTCAATGCCTTTTAGCCGGTACCCTATCGCTGTCCGGCTGTAATGTGTCTGTGCTGCAATGTCCGGCAGTGGAAGCCGCTCAACGTACCGCAGTAAGGCTATCTTACGGTCTGCCCTCCCAAGCGGTGCGCTTTTGATAGCGGCTGTCATCTTCTGTCGGTCAAGTCCTTGCAGCGCAGCGGGTAGCACCACACGAGCCGCCGCCACAGGCAGCACCGAGCCAGAAGGGCTGCGGCAACTGTCCGGCGTTACGTACCATATTGCCAATGCTGGCGAAACGGTGACATTTTGTCACCATTTTGTTGGCATTGCCTAGATGACATGTTTTCGTGAGGCCACGAAAACATGCGCAGACCATTTTCGTGATGTCACGAAATTGTTCTTGTGCGGCGTACATCCCGGTAATATTACCGAGATGTTGGTATGTAGTGCTGCTCATGGCTTTACTCCTTGCTATCCAAAACGGTTACTGCGTACACGCGGAGGCTTTCCAGCTTTTCGATAACGGCATTATAAGTTGCTTCCGTTGCGATGTGTGCGATGCGCTCCAGCTCGTTGTTCTCTTTTGATGCAGCGATAATTTCATCCGCAGATACGCGTTTCATGGTTTCAATCAAATCGAGCAAATCTTCGACATTTACTGCGTTCATGTGTTATGCCTCCTTACAGTGTGATTTCCTCAGCGTCCGCCTTGTCCTCCGCGTCCAGCGCATCGTAGTACGCTTGTGCAAGGGCTTCCACCTCTGCGATGTCGTCGGCGTCTAACAATCCGCTGTCCAGATGGGTGTACGCCTTGTCCAGCCAGTATGCCACATCGCGTCCAGCGGCGATTTCCCGCTTGATGGAGCGCAGGGTCAGGTCGTGTCGGGCTTTACTTTTGATTGCCATAGTCAGTCCTCCTTTATGTCGTTGTCATGGACGCTACTGCGTCCTCAAGGTCAGTGATGCGTTTGATGGGGTCAGCCCTGCCGGTGACGGTTGCACTGTCTGCATCGGTCAGGACGGTGTTCACGCCGCTCAGAGCGGGGATAGGCTGTGCGCCGGTTGCGGTGAAGGGCACAGGATCTGCCAGCTTATAGCAGACTTGCACGGGGGTTCCGGCGGCGTACTGGGCGGCGAGGTATGATTTCAACGAATCTACAGTGCTCAGCGACGCCCAGCGAATGTATAGAGAAGTATTCCATCCGTCAAAACCATTGTTGTTATTATTTGCGCTAATATGCACAGACGGAAATGCTGTACATTTAGCTCCCAAAGTGGTTAATGAAATCTCGCCAATATGCAAAATTTCAATCACAAAATACGGATATAGCGCACTTGTATCTTGCATCCAGTTTTCCGTCCCGTCCAGCGTCAGTAGCTTCCACGTCTCCTGCCCCTCTCCCGTCACTGCATCCACCGTGCCGCCGTAGATGGTGCGGGGCAGAGTAAGGGTGGCGGTTTGGCCGGTGTAAGGGGCATAGGTGGTGGGGGCGATGGTGCCAGGAACAACTTCAATTTGGAATTTGAAGTTGTTGAATACTGTGCCATCTCGCCAGCATTGGAGCATAAAAATAAGCTCGGTTTCTACCAGCGCAGCATTGCTTGCAATATACGCATCAAGGTTTGTGCTGGTTGTATTACCACGGAAGTAATGATCAAAATCCGTTGTGAACAGCGAATAGGCAAAAGTAATGCCGTCACCGCTTCCAAGAGAGGCACTTCCGCTCACCTTTTTGACGTACATGGTGTAGGTTTTCCCCGCAACCCAATGTAGCCGACACATTCCAATATCGATATTGCCTTTTCCAACAAGTGTTCCGTTTAACGTAATATTTTTTTCTGCGTCTACTGCTATTTTAATACCTAAAGAGGAATCATTTGTGCTAAAAAGCTCAATAACATTCTCCCCACACCGTTCGACAGTCACGCTGTCCCTGCCCTTTATAGGCCGAACATTGTCAGGTGATGGGTCACCGCTGCCTTCCTGCGTCGGCTCCCAACTCACCTTACAGCCAAGCGGATAACCTGACACCGGGTAGCACACAACAGGGTTGCCGCTTTCCTCCAGCGGCGGGCAGAGCATATCCACGATGTGCTTGCTGCTCCATGCGTCGGCTCCCACGGTGGTATCATCGATTTGTGTACCATCTTTTCCGTCTTTACCATTTAGGACATCAATTGTTTTTGTACCGTCTTTGTCAGTGATGCTGATACGATGGCCATTTTCGATGGCAGTTACAGTTACAACCGGGGATTTCCCGTCATTGCCGGGCTCGCCTTTGAACTCACCACTGGCAATGCCGTCCTTCAGCTCCTGCAAGCTACCAGCGGCTTGCTGAGCGCTCTGATCTGCATTGCCCGCACTGGTGGCGGCTTCATTGGCGGCAGTCTGGGCGGCTTCTGTAGAGGCCTTCACCTGCTGGAGAGCCTTGTCCCGGACCGTATCCACAGCCTGTGTGGCGGCAGTCTGGGCGGCTTCTGTAGAGGCTTCCACCTGCCGGAGAGCCTTGTCTCGGGCCGTGTCTACTGCCTGTGTGGCGGCCGTCTTGGCAGCTTCTGTAGAGTCCTTCATCTGCTGAAGAGCCTTGTCACGTGCCGTATCCACAGCCTGTGTGGCGGCCGTCTGCTTGTCACCGATGGCTTTCAGCGCGTCCTCTTTGGCGGTGATGGTGTCAGAAAGAGCCTTCCCGGCCTTTTGGGCAGATTCCTCAGCTTGCTGTGCGGCGGTCTGGGCATCGGTCTTGGCTTGCTCTGCGGCGGTGGCATCGGTGTGCACGGCATCCACCAGCTGCTGCCATGCAGGGGTGCCCGGTTCCGGCTCTGTGCCGTCCTCTGTGCCGCTGTTGGCGCTCACACGATACCGCAGATCTGCGCTGGTCACGGTCTTGGTGCCGTCGCTGCCCTCAAAGGTGATGCAGCCATTGCCGGGCTGTGCGGTCACGCTGGCGGGCACGTCCACAGAGCCGTCCACAACCAGCGAGGATGCCGGGTCTTTGCCGTCCGGGACGTGCCAGAAGCAGCGGATGGTCAGCCCCTCCCACTCGCCGGTGGCAGTGACGGTAAGGCGGTACACGCCCCGGTTCTTGGTATAGCCAAAGCGTGCCAGTTGCTCATATCCCGACACTTGAACACTGCCGTTTGATGCGAGATGTACGCTCTGCTCAATCATAGGTTTTACTCCTTTTCCAGCGCCGCTTTCATGCGGTCAAAGAAAAACTGAATCACCTTGCTCATGGTCTCTTCGGTGATTGCCCACGAGACCAGCTTGCCCCACCGGCTGTTGTCCAGATAGTGACGCAGCATCTTAACGCACCATGCCTTGCGTTCTGCGCCGCGCTTGGTGCCCTGAATCTCGTGCTCCGCCCTTGCAATGAGGTCGAGCACAGTGCCCTTGACCGCTGCGCCGTAGCCCAGACGAATAAGTCCCAGCACAAGCGATACAGCGCCCACAACGATGAGCACCAGCGCCAGCCATGCGGGCAGCGGGGTGAGAATGGTGTTAAGGATGGTTTCCATGTGTTTCTATTCCTTTCAGTCACAGAGGGGCAGGGCTTTGGCCCGGTTATACAGCTCCGTGCCGGTTCCGTTGCCGCCCAGTGCGTGATAGCTTTTGTAAAGATATTCGATGTTTTTCAGGCCGCCAGTGTCAATGCTGCCCTGCTTGATGTAAAAGGTACAGGACTGGTACAGCCGGTCGTGCATGATGGCCAGAAGGCCGTCTTTGATGGTCTTGTACTCGGTCACCTTTTTGACAAGGTAGCCCCAGCCAAGGCTCAGTAGCCCGATGGCCCATTCCGTCCAGTGCGCAGAGATGTACGAGAGAATCTGCTGCATGAGCTTACACCTCCCGGAGCCGGTCAAGCCCCTTTTTCGCAATGATGGCGGCGTAGTCCTTATATGCGTGGCTCAGGTCTACCGGGCCGCTCACACCGGGAATCTTGCCCTTGCTGGTGTACTGCCACATGCCAAAGGGCCAGCCGGGGGCGGGCTTCTTGCCGCGGTATGCCGCCAGCCATACGTCGTAAGGCTTCAGCGCCGCGCCGCCCATGTAGAGGTTGTTCTGCGCGAAATACAGGCCGGTGTACAGCATGGCATACACGCCCCAGCTCTCCACGACGCTCAGGCAGTAGGCCACAAGGTCGGTGAGCTTGCTCTTGCCGAGGGCCGTCAACTGCGCGTCCTCAATGTCCACGGCGATGGGGAGCTGGAAGTTCCTGCCGCCCAGCGCAGAGCGGAAGAACGCCAGCTCCCTGTCGGCTTCGGCGCGGGTGACGGCCTTGAAATAGCCATACACGCCAACCGGGATGCCCAGCCGGGCACACTCGGCGTAGTTGCGGGCGAAATATGGGTCGAGGTAGGGCTTTCCGTTCTTGTTGCCCATGGCGCGAATCATCACGCCGTCGATTTTTCCGCTGCGCTTCACCGCGTCCCAGTCGATACGCCCCTGCCAGAGGGAAACGTCTAGAATGGTCTTATCAGCCATTTTTCTGCGCCTCCTTGTCCAGCTCGGCCTGTACGCGGGACCGCCAGCGGGTCGGAACGTCGTCAATGGTGAAGGTGCCGTCAAGCTGGTGGAGCTTGATCTGCGTCACGTAAAATAGTACCATGTCATACCTCCTGTGCAGCCAGCTCAATGAGACCGGCTTCCAATGCTGCCAGCCGCTCCTCTGTGGTGGGCAGGGTGCTTGCCGGTTCCGGCTCCGGCACCGTGCCGCCCTCTGCCACCTCGTAGCAGTCGGCTTTATCCTCAATGACCCACAGCGTGTCGCCCACTGCACAGGCGGCGTTGTGGGCGTTCACCGCCTCGGCCATCGCGGCATAAGCGGTACACTGCTCTTGTGTCTCCACGGGCTTGGCGATGGTGTAGCCCAAAGAAATTTCTTTCATGTGTCTTCCTCCTTACTTCCAGCGACCGATGGCAATATAGCTATACTTCATACTGTCTGCCGTTCCGTTTGCCGCAATAGATACTCGGATACTCGTCGTGCTTGTCCACGGTGAATTTCCGTTCCAATATGCTGCATGATCTCCGCCATTTACAAATCCAGCCGGATTAGAAGAAAATGCTACGGGGAAGTTCACGGTCAAAATCCCGGAGTATTGCAAAAAAAAGCTTCCGTCATTACTTGTTTTGACGGGCATCGTTCCGTTTCCCCAGCAAATCTGCGTGCCATCCCCAAAGCGGACGTAGCCAACGCCGGAGGCGACAACGCCGTTGTCTGCAGCCCCTTCAAAGCGGGTAGCTTTAACGATACCTTCACGACAATCAATACAAACAGCCGTTTTCCCTGTATAGGTTTGGTTTTGACTGTTCGTGGTAAAAGAAACGCCATTCCAAGAGCGAATTACGAGATTGTTCAGAGGCCCTCCCGGGGCGTTAGCCGCGTCTTCTTCGCCCAATAAGATAGAACCGCCTGTGAGCATATAAGAAGTGAACTCAAGCTTACCCGCCATCGTCCCGCCCGTCAAATCGAGCTTCCCCGCCAGCAGCTCATCCACAGCGGCTTTGCTGTAGAAGATCACGTTGCCGTCCTCGTCGAGAATGACGTCCTTGTTCGCTTTTTTGTCAAGCGCGTCACCGGTGGCCTTTGCATCCGCCGGTGCGTTCTCGATGCTCAGGGTCTTATCCGTCCCCGCCTTGGCCCCGGCCTCGTCAGCCGCCTTCTTGGCAGCTTCCTCATGTTTGGCCGCGTTGGCCTCCGACGTCGCCGCCGCCGTTTTGAAGACCGCCGCATCGCCGGCCGCGTTCTCTGCCTTCGTGGCACTTCCCGCCGCAACGTCTCGTGCCACTTCCGCTTGTTGTCTCGCAATGTCTGCACCAGCAACGTCCGAAAGGGTGTTCAGCGTTTCAGCATTCATCGGAGTGCCTTCAATTTCAGGCTCATCATTGCGAACCAGTGTGACAATTTCCGATGTGCCGTCAGACTTTATCATCGTCCATCGGCCCGGATACTTTGCCTTGCGGTCAACAAATACCATAGTAAGGTTCACCTCCGCATATTGGCTCTGAGCAGTAAAGCAAGTGGTCGTTTGCAATTCGCTCTACTTCGGCCAGAATTGTTTCAATCAGGTTCATGGTCTGATATGTCAAGTTGTTCATACTTGCCGGTGTGTCGGACAATCCACCGGGGCCGCTGCATTTGGCTCGGATGTTGGAAATGTTCACAAGCCAGCGAGAAGCGTCCGAGACAGTCAAGTATCCATTTACATCCCAATCGGTTTTTACCGAAACAGATGCGTTCAAGATGGACGCGATCTCTTGGATTCCACTTTCAATGCGGTTATAGTCCATGTAGCTTAGAGCGCCTTTCATGCCAGCCAGCCATTCTGTTCGCTCTTCTTCAGTCCATGTATTCAATCGGCCTTTCTCGGTCAGCTCAGTAACGCGACGGACGTCTTCATTCGTTCTATCGGTAATCCATGTTGACATATCTTCACCTCAAATCATTAGATTTCCGTTTGCATCCACTTCCAGATTTGCAGGAAGGGTAAACGCAGGACGAGCAAATACATTTCCGTTGTTCGCCCAAACGCTTGCACTGGAACCTCGATAAGAACAACATACAACGCCGTTTTCTGCTCGCGTAGCATCGTCTCCGCTCAAACCGTCCACAGACCCATCAGTCAAGCGGCTTCTAGTCCAACAATAGGACGTTTCGCTATTGAGAATCTGCTTAGCAGTCGGGAGAGCACCGTTGCTATTGTCAGGGTAAGCGTAATAACCTTTGGTGCCGATTCCAAGTTCTTTTGCGGTCAGCAGGAAAACGCTTGCAGAAACTTGCGAAGTAAATCCCGATTTCTTTTGTAAAACGGTTTGGCCCATTTGATTTTTCACAGAAGCGCTGAACAGGTTTTTGTAATCCCCATTTAACCAGTTCGTGATTTCAGCAGGGCCGTCATTATAAGAAGGAACGACGAAATAACTATCCTCATTATATCCCTCTCCGTAATGGTAGTTGTTCCAGAAATCGTTGTAACGCCCCCAATAATAGAACCAGCGATTTTCTTGATAAGTGGTATCATACAGCCAATATTTCTGATTTGGGTTTGCATCAACCTTGTTGAAACGCAGCTTTCTGAACCCATATCTGCGGACGAACAAGGTTCGGCCAGCACCGTTATGATCGGAAAGATAATTATGCTGCGCAAGGATGAAATCGACCGCTGCGCCATTCTCCACGATTTTAACAATCGTACCATCAGGCAGATTGGAAAGTGCAGAAGATTGGGTGGAAATGTTCAGGCTTGCAGATTCTCCAAATGCACTTGCAGTAACCGTTGCGCTGCCCTTGGAATTCCACCAAATGCGACAAGTAGAAACACCACCGCTGTTGCTGAGAACTTGCAGACGAACAGCGCCGCTACTCGTGCTCCAATTGATGCTCGGAGCACTCGAAACAGTCGGGTGGAAGGTTGCGGTAACGTCGTTGTACTGACTCCAAGAAAGGTTTGCCGAACTATGGCTAAGCGTAATATAAGGTGCTTCTGCGGTCACCTGACAAGATGCAGAAGAATTGCCAGCGCTTGCGGTCACAGTAGCAGTTCCTTTATGAGAATACGAAACGCGGCAAGTGGAAACGCCGTCAATGTTGGTCAAAACGTCCAAGTGCACAATGTTAGCAGGAGACGCGCTCCAACCGATTGTGGGGGAATTCATAGATGCAGGAGTTAGCCGCGCAGTTAAAATACGAGAATCGGCATATTGAAGAGAAAACAAGCTTTGGTCAAGAGATACCGAAGCAATGTCAGAAAGCATATAACCCTCCAACGTTCCATTAAAACAGCCGTTGAAAGTGTACTTTGCATTCGTGACAAACATTTCCGACGCATAGCCAAAACTGTGATTGAGCTTTACATGGTCAAGCGCGTCAATATGAGGACTGGCGCGATATTCCAAACTCGCTTTCTTTCGCGTGGAGAGGATGGAGTAGGCTTCCGTCATGGAATTCTTGCCCTTTTCCAAAATGGAATCGTTCAGCAAAGGATTGCTGATAGACTGCGTAACACCGTCAACGTTAGAATTGCTCGGATAAAGGCGCGTTGTATTGTTAACACTGCAAGAGACGTCTTTCAATCGAGGCGAAAAAGTGATTTCGGGCCATTGATAATTGTTCATCGGGTCGATTTCATAGACCTCAGAAGAAGAACCCGCAAAAAACGTAGGCCGTTCGATTCGAATTTCACCCTCGCGAGTTTGGTACAAGACCATACCCGCTGCATTTGCAGCCATCTGCAAAATATCCGAGTTCTTGTAGGAAGAGTTATTCTCTTTGCTGATATCTACGGTGTAATCCTTTAGCTCATCAGAAATAGAATAAGACGCAGTGTTTTCAGGAAGCCGAGAAAGCGCGTCAATGCAAATATCGTACAATGTTCCGCTTTTTCTGCCAATATATGCAGAGTCCATCAGGAATCCGAGAGCATCGCGAGCAACAAAGGAAGCTTCAATGCCGTTTGCCGGAACGCTCCATTCAGACATAAAGAATTTGCCGCCGTTAATCCACTCGGTCGTTCCATCAATATCCATTCCGTAGCTGACTGTAACAAGCTGGCGCTCATAAAGGTATCGATACATACCTTGTGGGTTCAGAGGGTTCCACGTTTGTTGGCTATTATCAAGAGAAAAAGAAATGCTATCCTTGGAAAGCTGACCGGATATCGGGTCACGATTTGACTCATGAGTGTAAGAGATCAAGTTGTTTTTTGTATAAGCCAGCCTGAAACCGACCATGAACCATTCAATTCTTGCCCTACGGTCAGGCAAGCACCAAGACAAGACCTCAAGAGTGATTTTATCGTAGCCGGAGATTTCCCAATCGACTTCGGCTCTAACACTGCTATTATCGTTGACAGTAATCGTGCTTACTTGCGTGTCTCCAGAATATGCCGTGAGCTTAAAGCTTTTGGCGTATTCGTTCAACGTCCCAGACCACAAAATCGTAACACCGGGAATAGGTCTCGTGTGAAGTCTGCTGAAAGTAAACGTCAGCTTCGGATGGTTCGATTCAGAAACAATATCGCGGCTGATATATCCGGCATCATCGGCAGAAGAACCGGGCACTGGCGAAAGCAAAAATGTTCCGTCAAGCAAATGAAGATTTGGCTCTCCGGTTGCGTACTTTGCAATCGAACGTTTATCGTTTTCGGATGTAATGCCGGAAACATTGCTGAACAACGTTTGACTGTCGGCGCTTGCAGAAGAGTCTTTTTGGACGCCCGGCTCTGTACTGTCATAGAAAATCTTGATAAACGTCTCAGGAACAAGCGTTTCGTCAAATTTGCTTAGCCATTTTTGAGAAGGGTGTTCCATTTTAGACCTCCACAAGCGCCAGTTTGCATCCAGCCCAGCCCATTACGTTTCCGCTGTTTGGGCTTCGCCTCCACATACCGGATGTGCGGTCGGACACATACATCTGCCGGGTTTCATAAGTGTTTGTTGCTTGGTTCAAGAACCGAACCGAGCAATAAAAATTCTTGGTAAACAGGCTAAGGACGGTTGCCCACTGGGCTGCAGTCAGGTAGTTCCACGACAGCGATACTTTTGCAACATCGTGTCGCACGACGGCCCCGACCACTTTTCCTTGAGTATTTCGTCCGGAATCCACAATCGTGCTTGTGGTTGCTTCATAAGAGGACGGTTCAGGCAATGCCGTACCGTTCACTGTGACCAGTGCTGGAATATTTGCCATAGAACTGTCGCCTCCTTAGTAGCTGTATGCTTCCGTTCCCATCAGGGACATTCCGCGATCGCTCTGACGTTTTTCGACCGTAGAAGTGATTTCCTTTCCGTCGAGATAAACCCGAACAGTAAAGTTCCCGTTGTCCGTGTCTCCGAAACCGGATTCCTGCAAGGCGGAAACGAAGCCTTCCTTTACCGCGTCACGCAGTTCAGACGGGGTAAGCTCTGCCGACCGAGTATAACTGCTAGAAGAATACGAACCGGAGCCAGACGCCTGTTCATATTCGCTGGTTCCCGGAACGTTGGAATAATCCACGTTTCCAGAAGCGATAGAATCAACGGCTGGGCTGCTTTCCCGACTTGCTGCAATCTTATCTGCGTATTCAAACAGCGGGTTTTTCACGTATTCGATTTGACCGCCCCAGAGATGAGCGACAAGGTTGTATGCGCCAATCATAACGTTGACGCCGTTAACGAATCCCTGAATAAACAGACCCAGCAAACGAACGATTCCTTCAAAAATATAGGACATGAAATTCTTCAAGCCGCCCCACACGGAAGAAATACCGCCTGCAACATCGCTATTCGTTCCGGCTAGATTGAGCAAAGCGCCAGCCAGCATTGCAATCAGCGAAACAACAAACAGAATCGGGTTTGCGTCCATTGCAATATTTAATCCGGTTTGCGCCGTCGTAGCCGCAACGGTCGAAGGAACCAACTGGCCGATAAAGCTCGAAGCCATACCGGTAATGTTGTTCCAAACGCCACTCAGGTTGCTTGTCAGCCAAGTAAGGCTGTTTTCTGCAATAGACTTAATTTGTGCGCGCTGCTCATCATCCATCGCATGATAGAAATAGGAAGCCGCCCACTTACCAAGAGACTGCAAATCGCCCTTCTCGATGGCAGTACCGAGCGTCTTCATACTGCCCAAGAAATCAGTCTGCAAGCTGGAATCAATTTGCTGCCACTGGGTATCCAGACCGTTCAAGAACCCGGTAACGTAGTTGGTCGCCTGAGTAGAACCAGCGGCAATCAGCTCGTTGCCTTTCTCCTGCACAGCGTCTACAACGTCCTGCATAGCAGTGGTGACGTAGGGGATAGCGGCAGCGATACCGTTTGCAAGGCCCTGATCGATGTAACCACCAATCTCATAAAACACTGTGGACGGCGAATGGATGCCAAGTGCATCTTTGAAGCCGTTGATAAATCCATCTGTGAATCCCTTGATTCCGTTTGTGACGGTACTCCAAGCGTCTTTTAGGCCATTGATAAAACCGTCCCAAATAAACTTGCCAAGTTTTCTTAATTCTACAGGAAGCTTTTTGAACTCACCGACAATAGACGAAATGATTTTTGGAACTTCAACAACAACAAAAGCCACCATTCTTTCTCGCCATTCGGAAATAGTGTCAACAGTCTTTAGGATTGCAGTCAAAATATTTTCCGGCAGTTCTTCAAAAAACTTAACAACAGACGAAACGATTTTTGGAACTTCGGTTGTTACAGTAGTAACCATGTTTCCAACCCACTCCCCGATTTTGCCGACAGCAAAGCCAAGGGAATAGCCGATTTTTTCAGGAAGAGAGTTGAACCACTCGCCAATGCTGTTTATGATATTCCCAACCTTTCCGGGAAGAGAAGTCATAAAATCAATGGCTGCATTCCACTTGGTAACGATAATTTGCTTGATGGCTTCAATGCGCTGCTCAAAAACATTTTCGACATAATGCATTTTAATGTCGGCTTCTGCGGCAGCATCTGTTTTTTCGCCACTCTCTTTAGTGCCCCATTTGATACCAGCCCAGTGAAGAACAAGGCCAATACCGACACCAGCAGCGGCAACAGCTCCAGCAACAGGAAGGCTTGCGCCAACAAGCAATGCAACGCCAGCACCAGCAACACCGCCAAAAATTCCCATCAAAGCAGCAATGATGGTGTCAAGAACCGGAAATTCTTTCAGCTTTTCGCCAAGAGAGAATGTAATTCCCGCAAAGGTAATAAGACCTGCAAGACCGATAGAAAGCGTTGCGGCTGTACCAGTGGCTACCCCAAGATTGGTAAGTAGTGTGATACCAGTAATAGAGCCGAATGCCGTTGTTAAAGCAGCCTGAATCCATGTGCTTGCATCGCCAAGATTGGCTTCGCCGGTACCAAGCGCATAAGTAAGACCTGCAAGGCTTGCCACAAAAGCGATACCCATGCCAAGCGTAATGCCATCCGCGCCCATTGTGCGCCAAAGAACAAAAGAACCAAACGCAGCAGACACCACTTCACCTAAAAGCTCAAGAGGGTTTCCAGTAGAAGCGTAACCTTTGGCAAAGCTAAATACCAACGAAGCTTCAATAACAACAGTCGCAATTGAAAGAGCCAGCTTTTGCAAGTCAGTCATTTTGGAGATTGCGGTCGCAACATCTGTCAAAAAATCAACAATTTTCCACAATGCAAGCGCAGCAGTGACAGCGCCGATGATGGGGAGCATATCCTTGATTTTCTGCTTAATAGCATCGATCTGCTTTGCGAACTCTTCATTGTACTGCTTGAACATATCGTAGCCGGACAGGTCTACATCGCCCAAGATGTTGCCAGCAGATGCGCCGCCGCCAGAGCCGGAGCTTCCCTGCGTGGGGTCAATGATGTTCAGTTCATCAAAACCCATCGTGTAGTCCTTGAGGGCTTTGGCGGCTTTCTTGGTGGAGTCTGCCGTGTCATCCATTGCATCACCGATGCCGCCAACGCTTTCAGCGCTCTTGGTGAAATCAGTGAACACGACCTTCACACCCATCAGCTTTGCCACCCATTCAACAAACTCTCGAATGAGCTGAACAGCGGCAATCAGCGGGGGAAGAATGGATTTCAGGGCAGGGTAGAGCAGAGAGCCAACAGACTTTGCCAGCATATCCAACTGCGCTTTCAGAATTTTAATCTGGTTCGCAGGGCTCTGGATGGTCTGCGCAAGGTTGCCCTGCACGTTGGCAGTCTGCTTCATAATGGCAATGTAGCGCAGAACTGCCTTATCTGCCTGAGACAGACTAGAAACCTGCTTGTTAAAGCCTAAAGCCAGAAGCTCCTGCTGTAACCGCGCCTGAGTCAGGTCAATGCCCAAACGGCGAATAGGCTCAATTTCGCCAGAGATTGCGGAGGACATTGCGGTAAAGGTTTTCGCAACGTCCTTGTTCCAATAGGAGCCTTCGTCATAGGCAAGCTGGGTCAGGTTCTTGGACAGAACGTATGCTTTGTCACTGGTCAGACCAAACGAAGTGCCCAAGCTCTGGATGGTAGCCATGTAGGTCATCGCTTTGGTCGGGTCAACGCCAAGCAAACCCTGCATCTTGCTAATGAGCGTATCAGCTTCACCGCTCAAATTGCCCATAGCATTATGAAACAGGTCTGTTGCTTCGTAAAAGTCATTGAACTTCGCAACAGCGTTGCCAAGATACTCAGCGATAGCTTTCAATGAAATCAGCTTTGCCATGTTCCGCATAAAGCCGTTCATCTGATTGGACAGGCTAAGATAGCTCTTGCGCTGCTTTTCGTTAGCAGCGGTCACACGATTTGCCTGTGTAACCACCTTGCTCAACTGCGGAGGGAGCTTTGCAAAAGCGTTGCCCACCTTGTCAAGCTGAGATGCAAGGGGAGTAAGAGCGGTAGAAATTTTCTGACAAGAGCTTGCAAAAGAATCAAGGTCAGTCGCTTTCAGCTTGTCGGTCAGGTTGGGAACCTTTCCGATTGCATTGAAAGCACTGCCAAGAGCTTTAAGGTTCGATGCGTCCAGAATGGACAGCGGAGCCAAAGCGTTAGTGAGCTGAGTGATGCTACCAGACATGGAGTAAAAGTCCACGCCGTTCAAGCCAGACACAGCCGCAGGAATCTTCTTGATTGCATTCACGACCGTGTTGATGCTCTTTGCGCTAGCAGTCGTGTTGACGTTAGAAAGCCCATTCAGAAAGCTGGTGATTTTGTCCAGCCCGGACATTCCAGCGGATGCCTGTTTCAGCGTTGCAATAGAGCTAGCCAGCTTGTCAAGGCTGTTCACAACCTTTGTGACGTTGCCTTTCGTCCGCAAATTAGAAATGGCGGTAGCGAGCTTGTCGATATTAAGCTCTGCACCCTGCGATTCCGCAGAAATCTCTACGGATAAGCTCGTAATATCAACATCAGCCATCACTACCACCATCACTTTCCATCATAGAGAACATCATTCTCTTGATTCGCTCCTGCGCCTCAACTGCGCGTTGGTATTCATACTCGTCTTTCTCCTTTTGAGTAAGGGGAATCGGTCTATCCATGTACTTGATGGGCTTAGACCCTTTCTTTCGGAACATATTGCCAACCGTAGAGGAAAGCGCAGATGCCATGTAAAAGCCATTTCTCCACGCTTCAGCGTTGGCTCTGCGTTCCCGTAGCTCCTCTGCGTCACGGTAAACTTTCGCCAGCCAGACATCGCCGTGCCAGAACTGTTCGTATGTCATGCCGATGGAGATGTAATAGGCTTCTACATCGTGGAACAGCTTGGAGAAAGAGAATGGCTCTTCCTCTCCGTCTGTTTCCTGAGATTGTGCGGTTACACAATCTCCCACGTTGCGTTTTTTGCGGTCTTGTCCTCAGTGTCAGTTGCCAGCAGGGACTTGGAAGCGTCCATGAACATCTCAAGCAGAACGCCCATCAGGTCTTCCTTCTCCTCGATGTGCTGGAACATCTCATCAACAACCTTGCGCTTGATGCCCTTGTTCCGTGCGATGAAAGCACCGTAGAACAGAGCGCGAGAGTTGGACAGCAGATTGGTCATCTGGGTGTACTGGCCAATCTGAAAGCCTACACGTTCGGTGGCTTCCACGCTGTCACGGGTGAAAGTCAGCTCGTAAGTGTTCTTACCATCGGGGGAATGAAAGTTGATAACCTTAGCAGCCATAATAAATGCTCTCCTTTATAAATAGGGGCAGAACCAAATCCGTTGTTCAGTTCTGCCCGGTTTGATTGATTCGATTTTTGCGGTTTAGCCGCCGTTGACAGTCAGGGTCTCGCTGAACTCAGGCTTCTTGGTGAAGATGCAGTTGATGGTCATTTCCACAACCTCGTCCACGCCGAAGCTGGACAGGCCAACCTGATGCATACCCTGCCAAGTGAAGCCGGAGCCATCCTGCATCTTCAGGGCGTAATACTTCACGGTGTTGCTCTCGGAAGTCTCATCGTAGCCAGCTTCCTTGACCTTCTTGTAGTCAGTCTTGTTGTAGTTGGCAGTAAAGGACTTGGTGTCACTTTGGATAATGCCAAAGATGTTTACCTGCATAGGGTCAGACAGAGTAGTGGCATCCAGAAGGTTCGGCTCGGAGATCAGGTCGGGTACATCCTTGATGTCGCACAGCTTCGTCAGAGCGGTTGCGCTGTCGCCACAATACAGGGTGGTATTCAGACCGGAGATAGCAGTACTCATAGAATGTTTACCTCCTTAGTTTCGGTAAATCATTCCGTCCTCTCCGATTGTTGCCCCATAGCTGCAATCAATCCGATAGACGGAATTGTTATACAGCCCATTCAAAGGGGCAAACGACTTGCGATAAAATTTCATTGGTTCGAGAATGGAATCCACGATGCCAACAATGGAACGTGCTTCTGCAATGCGTCCGGTGTTCTTGTTGGAGTAAACGCGAACACGCAAGGAAACGGCAGCGTACTTGCTGTGACCAGCAGAATCAATGTGTACAGGCAGATTGCTGTTTTCCTCTATCTGCACACACGGAAACTTCTTGACATTGCTGTCATTGATTTCGCCAGTGACGAAGATGCCGGGCACTTGCTTTCGCAGCTCCTTAGCAACGGCCGTGAAGATAGAATTGAAATAATCGATCAACTATTCCAAACCTCCCTCCACGTTGCTTCGACTTGAGAAGCCATTTCCTCAACAGCTCCCCACATAGCCATAGCTGGCTCGTTACCATCGGTGTAATTCAACTGACCTTTGCCATCCACCTGTTTAACAGGCGTGCCGGCATTGCCGGATTCGCCGTAGTAGTACCATCTGCGGTTTGCACCTTGCCCTTTGCCGTAGGAGCCATGCGCACCAACACCGGGCGGCAACTCACCGCCATATCCGTTGTGATGTGCGCCAGTGCCAAACTCGATAAAGGCAACCGCCTTGCCCTCTGCAACGATGGTACAAGTCTTGTCTTTTTGGTTGATGTGGCACTTCACGTCATTTGAGCCAGCGTATTCCGCATTAGCGAAACGCACCTTTGCGACTTCAAGCCCCAACCAAGAAAGACGAAAAGCAAACGCTCTAGCCTTTTTGTTCAGGGTGGTCTTGTACTCCTGTATCTGACGTTCCGCATCACGAAGTCCGGCATCGCTCAACCTCACTTTAATTTTCACTTGCAGCCACCTCTTTCAGCGCATACTTCGTATCTGTAATATGCTCTGCGACCTTGACCACAATGTAATTAAAGGGTTTTGAAACGTCCGTTTGAAACCAGACGTGCGTACCTTCGTAAAGTGGGGTGTTGTGCTTTTTGCTGGACGAACTGACAACGTAGCTGTAATCCGTGAATGCGCCGAAAGGGTTCGCTTCCGCAACGCCGGTAGGTGGGCTGACGTTCAACATCAGTTTTGCGGGGGTACTCCACGATTCGTATGCGGATTCGCCAGTCTCGTTACCCCACTCGTCCACAACAGGCGTTTTCTCGCCAACAGGGTTCGAGTACCACAGCGGGCGCTTATCCAGCGGGCTTCCATTGAACATCAGCGGATAACACCTACTCTCGGAACCACTTCATTAAGCAGGGACTGCGCCACATCGGAGCTTTCCCACACACGAGTAATGCCGTTGTTGGTATAGCTCGTCTGTCCGTTTGCGCCGATGTGGTTGTACAGTTCCGCTGCAATGCGTATTTGCAACGACTGATACTGCGAGGGCAGCTCGTCCGGTCTGTTGCCGAAAGGGTAGCCCTGCGCAAATATCTTATCTTTGGCAAAATCAAGCAGCAGGTCGAAAAGTGGGTAGTCCTCGTCCGTGATTTCACGGTCAAGTGCAGGAGCGATGTACTGCCCCAGCTTGACTGCCGCTTCGGAATACTGATCTCCCATGCTGCTTTCCTCCTTTCGCCTTAGTAAGCCTTGATGCAGTACACAGCGTCCATGCGCTCAAACGACGGCAGGACGATTTCAGAAGCATAGACGTTGGCGTTGACCGGGTGAACGGTCAGCTCGGTGGTAATGGCAACGCCTGTGTTCACGATAGACACGGATGCGCCGGACTGACCGGACAGCAGATCGGCTTCCTCAGGGGTAGTGCCGTACCAAGTGCTGCCCAGAGCGCCGGAAGGAGCAACCACCACCATGCCATCGGGCAGATACTTTTCGCTTGCACTGTACTGGTCTGCCTTGAACATCTTGTCGTACAGATGGATGGTCAGACCGGTTGCAGATTCGATAATCTGCCGTGCTTCGGCATCCAGCAGAACGGCGTTTGCTTTTGCGGTGACGGTCATGAACCGATTCTTCACCTCATCCGCAGCAATCATGTTGCGGAAGGTGGCGGTGTTCATGTACACCTCAGTCACGACCTCGCCAACGCTTGCCAGAACAGCGTCCTTTGCGGCGTTCAGGTCTGCAATGGGGGTGGCGGTGGTGACGTTCCACTTAGACTTCGCAGCAGAGACTTCCTTGAAATTGGTGTTCTTCCAAGTGCCGTCCGGGTCGTAGTTGTAGGTGTAGTTCACGCCGTTTGCCTTGATGGTGATGCCGGGAACGCCATTGGTGGGAGCCAGAAGCTGCCAGACCATGCGCTCAGGAACGATACGAGCGCCGGTGATAAGCTGTGCGGTGTCGTCGTACAGGCGGTTCATTACGTCACGAGCGTAGGGGTCGTTGCTGTCCAGAACACGCAGGATTTCCTGACGGTCTTTCTCGTCCAGATGGTAGCCCTCACGGAAGAACGGCATCTCGGTCTCATCGAACTTGAAGCCCTCACGGGTGCGGAACGTAGCCTTTGCGTCAAATGCGCTGGGCATCAGAGAAACGCCAACGCCCTTGTGGCCACGCAGCCACTTCAGGTCGAGACCGGCCTTCTTTTTGGCGGGGAACAGTGCGTCAGATGCAAAAGGCATCGCATTGGTGGGGTCGTTCGTCCAATAGGCGGCAATTGCAGCCGGGGCAAAGACTTCCTTAAGATTCAGTGCCATGTTGTTTTACCTCCTATTAAGCGTTCACGCTGATGTTGTCACGGCAGAAGATGCCGGGGACGGCAGTCTTAAGTGCCTTGATTGCGTCAGCGTCAAAGGTGAAGCCGGAACTTGCCGCTGCCTTCTTGGTGTCGATAACGCCACGAATCAGCAGAGAAGCATTGGGGTTTTCGTTCGGGTCAACGTCATACAGCAAAATGCCATCGGCATTGATGGTCTTTGCGCCAGTGTCACCGGACGCGGTAGCTTTCGCGCCAGCCAGCGTCATGGGATAACCGGCCTTTACCACGTCAGTACCAGCAACGGTAAAGGGGATGGCGGTGTAGTCATTGGAAGCAAGGATGGTATCGTTGATTCCGTTGACCGTATTTCGGGTAAACTTCATGTTTTCCTCCTTGTTAATGGAAAGCACTCATTGCGTCACTCGATGCCTTAGAAGTATTTGTGTTCTGCTGTGCAAGGCTCTTAGCAAACGCCACGCCCTCACTGTCAGAGCCGCCCTTGCCATCCGCGCCCGGAGGTGTGGGCATATCCTTCAACAGAGAAGCCTTGTATGCGGTGTCGTGGGCGGTCATAAATTCCGACTGGAACTTAAACACCTTGTCCATGTCACCGTCAGCCAGTGCAGATGCAGCCTTGTTGGCAAGTTCAGCGTCATAACCCTGTGCAACGAACTTCTCACGGTAAGATGCAAGGGTCTTTTCCTTGACGAGGTTCTCCTTGTCGGCAGTAAGGGCTTCAATTTGCTTCTGCATCTCTGCCAGCTTGTCAGCCTGTTCCTGCGCGGCGTTCTCTTCATCGGTACGCCTTGCCTTGAGCTGCTTCTTGTACTCGGCAGCTTCGCCATTGGCTTTCGTCACGGCGTTACGCAACTTCTCGACCTCTGCGTTAGGGTCTGCAACCTTTTCAAGCGCAGAAATGATTTCATCGGCGGTCATGCCCTCTTTGTAGGCATCACCAAGCAACACATTGAGTTTCATATCGTTAATTTCCTCCTGCGTTTTTTTACCGTTGCTTCCCTGCAACGCTGCGAAATTTGTATCCCGGCTTCCCTGCCGGAATATATCAACCCGCCAATGCGAATTGATTTTTAGTTGATTAGTTCCCCTGTGCCGTTGTAAACCAGTTCTGCTTTCGCAACATCAGGAGCGACGAAAACGGTCGGAACAAGATAGACCGGAACGCCATACAACTTTGCAGCATCAATTTCTACAGTACAGCCGTTATACTGAAAGGCGTTATCGCCGCAAATGCCGATAAAATAATCAGCCTGTGCGAGAAGTTCAATGCTTTTGCCAAGATACCAAAGCCCTTCGGTTTTACACTTAGGTGCGGTGTCATCTTTAATATAAGTAGGGGTAACCTCAAGACTTTCGCCATACACTGCTTCGGCAATCTTGTGCAAACGGTCAAGCGTCATCCGAATATTTTCTTCCGACCGATTCTTCATCGGGCAAGAAATAAACAGCTTCTTCATTTTTGCTCTCCTTCCTTTGCATTAGTCTGTTCGCCAACCATTTTGCCGTTGTTGGCAATATGGTCTGTCGGCTGTTCCTGCGGTTTCGGGGCCTTCCCATCCTCGCCAAGCTTGCCAGCGGCAATCAGGAATGGCTTACTCATTTCATAAGCAGCCTGCGGGTCGGGGAACAGACCGGGCGTAGTGAACGCCAACTGCGGATCAATCGGCTGCTGAATCATCTGTGCGAAAATCTGAACTTTGCTCTGCTGGTTGTCGTACTGGCGGCGTGGCAGTTTAATGTTGATGTCACTTGCCATCAGCTTAGAACCAGCCGTGTCACGCAGGATTTTCAGCATCACAGACAAGCTTTGGCGTTCAGCGTACTTGAACATATTCTCGTACTGCTGTGCCCTCGCTTCGGTGTGATTCCAACCATTGCGAACGATGACTGCACCCACGTTGTCAGACGTTGCGTTCTCGCTACCAGTGGCACTAGGCATAGCAGTCAAACTGCGGTACACGTTCAACATGGAATCAAGCAGGGTCTGGCTCTGCTGCTGGTCAAGCTCGTTTGCAATCTGCGATACAGAAGCGGGCAGACCAGAAGTGGATTTCAGGCACATTGCGCCAAGCTCTTTTACTTGGTCGAGAGCGTCCTTGTCCACAAGGCAGTTGGTAAACACCATAATGGACTGGATGAACTGTGCCACACCGTCCAGACGGTTGCTTTCAAGGTCGTTGATGGCATCCAGCACAGGGATAGCCGGTTCAAACAGGCCCATACGCTCCGGGTTCAGCTTGTATTCGACCATAGGCAGCATTCCAAGGGAATGATATTTACCATTTCCTCCCTCGTTAACTACCTTGCCGTTGTCGATTTCAAAGTACTGGTTTGGCGTATACACGCAAATCAGGTCGTTCAGGTCATTCTGATAATTGCGTGGGATGTGCAACACGTTGGCGATGGGCTTGTGGCCGATGCCGGAGTTGTAAATCACATACGCCATATCCGGGTCTGGAACGTCTACCAGCAGGGGCGTTTCGTCCGGGTAGTTTCCGTTGTACCCCTTGTCGGGAAGAACAATGCGGTATCCCTGTCCGCACTCCAACATCCACTGCCAGAGCCGCCGATCAAGCGAATCCTTGCCCTCATACTGCAAAGCATTGGACAGGCGTGCGATTTCCTCACCGTCACCTGTTGCCGTTTCAGACCGCACATAAGAACAAGGAGTGCCGCTCATGTAGCCCGTGTAGAAACCTACGCACTCGTTGGCATGGTTCTCCACAATGCGATTGGTAATTTCAGCGTGGTACTCTTTCGTGCGGTGGAGGACAGGCTGGCTACCCAAGTAGTAGTTGTGCAGAAAGCGAATTTCGTTCTTGTTCAGCAGATGGATAGGCTCTGCCTTACCCATAACCACTTTCAGAACGTTCGCCCGATTGATTTCCGTCTCCGGCGTTTCAATCGGTCTGCGTCCAGTCAGCGGCTCATTCAAAAAGCCGTCAACAACTATCTGATAGTTAGCCATGTTGTCCTCCTTTCCGGCAAAATAAAAAGCGCAGCAAGACAGACCTGTTAAGGTCTATCTCACTGCGCCAAAACTGCGCTTCAAAAGCTATTCACTTTTCTGGCGGATGGATGATTTTCACCCATCCTTCCCTTGTATCTCCTTCGATAACGCCCTTGCATCTGTCGCACTTGAAATGGTATCGTCCGTCCACTTCGCCAAGATAGCGGTTGCAGCGGACGTTCTTATAGATAGGGTTTTGCCTGATACAAGGGCAACAGATTCTAACTAGCATGAGCGCTCCTTTCGTTGGATTTCTGGAAACAGGCTGTT